GGTAGTGCAGACGGCCAAGACGGCATCGATCTCCACCAGCACAGTGTTCACGGCCCCCATTGCTGGACTCTACCGCATCACCGCCAGCGTGCGCACTACGACCGCAGGAAGCGCTGGCGGAGTAACCGCCACTGCGAACGGCGAGATAAGCAGCACGTGCGACTTGACGGGTCTAAACTCTACCAAGTCGGTGAGTTCAACATCCTATTTGGCCGCAGCCGGAACGTTTGCACTGTTCACGACTGTGACAAGCAATACGGGTGCGCAGTACCGCATGGATTACGTGGTGGAGCGCGTCGGGCAGTAACAACAACTGCGGTGCGCCCCGCGTGCGCCGCCACAACCATAGCCAAGCACTGGCGTGAGGTGATTCAAATGGCAACAGGATCCATCGTACTGACTTCCGATACAACCCCCTCCCCCGAACAGATTCGCCGCGAGTTCGACCTCCCCTCTGGCAAGCACGTGATCTTGCTGAAAGGTACTGGCCGTGACCAGCGCCTGGCCGCTACGGTCGCCGGCGAAAACGCAGACAGCATCAAGATTCAGGACGCACTGGCTTCCCGTCTATCCCTTGTGGACGGAAAGCGCATCCGCATGGAAGATGTGGACGAGATGGACTTCGATGATGCGATGGTGTTTCGCGCCGAGGTCTCTCAGGTATTGCGCCCTTTGCTCCAGAGGATTTCGAGTGTCCTGAAGACGACGCCAGACGCTCCGAAACCCGCTCAGGACGCGCAAACAGACCAGTCGTCCTAACCATGGAAGCACTGGGCGCGATGGTGCATGAAGGGGTCAGTCCTGAATCCATCGATTCCATGTCAATAGGCGATTTGGTGGGGTGGTACCTAGTTCTACAACAGTACAGCCGAGCCGTTGAAAAGCGCATTCCGAAGCGGAGGAAACCTTGAGCGAAGACGATCAAACATCCATCCTGAAGGTTCTCGTCCAACTCCGCGACGAGGTTACTGACCCTCTAAAGCAGGTCAATGACCGATTCGGCGAGATGGCGGAGAATTTCGCCAGTATTGGCATGGCTGCCGGTGAAGTGTTTGCAGGGTATGAGGCTATAAGCCAAGTAATCGAGCCAGCTGCTGCCATGCAAGAGCAGATGGTAGGGCTGAAAGAGGCCACTCTCGCCAATGCGGAGGCGCTTGAGCAGTACAAGCGTCAAGCCGATGAAATAGGATCATCAATGCCGTTGACCGGGGGGGCTGAAGAGGCTCTTCAGGCGATGACTGAACTGTATAAGACCTTCCGTGACGACGGAGCGCTCAAAGAGCAAACAGAGACAGCCGCAAAGCTGGCAGTCGTGATGGGAGATACTGCACCTCTTGCCGCGAAAGTTCTGTCTTCGGCAGTCCAGAACCTCGGAGACACGAGTCGCCCTGTCATCGATCAAATGAAGGAGTTCGGCGACGAAATAGCTATTCTTCAGGCCCGGTTCCCGATGGGTAGCGGCGGACTGATGCGCATGTCAATGGCGCTTCGGATGCTCGGTACAGCGGCTCAGGTAAACAATGTCGCACAGAAGACCATGCTTGCACTGATGGCGGAGGGTAACCGAATCAATCTCGGAGGCCCTCGCGGTTCAGGACCCATCCTCGCCGGAATCGTCAACTCTCTACTCAAAATGAAAGATGGTCGCTACGAGATGGAGAAGTACGGCCTCCAAGTCGTAAAGACGACTGATGGACACGTCAACCTCATCAAGACCCTTGATAAAATGAGCCAGATGAGTGATAGGCAGAAGCGCGCACTTGAGTCTTCTATGGGAAGCCAAGGTGCGAACGTAGCTTTGCTTATCAAGCATATGGACGACTTAAAGGAGGCGTACAACGAAATAGACCATGCACAGGGGCAGTTAGATCAGGACGCAAAAGACCGCGAGGAAACATTTAATGCACAGATGAGCGATTTGAAAAACGCATGGCAAGAGGCCAAGGAGTCGCTAGGGAAACATCTGCTTCCCGATTTGACAGATGACCTCAAGAGCCTGAGGAGCATAACAGATGTTCTAAATAAATTTTCAGAGAATCATCCTAATGCGACTGGGGTTGTCGCCAATGGGTTAGAGTGGGGGGCGGCTCTCGCCGCAATTTTCGGAGGCATGAAACTAATTCAGGTTGCATGGGGATGGTTCGCTACTGCCCCAGGGCTAGCCACAGCGTTGGAAATGTTGCAAGGAACATGGGCCGTAACAGTTGCGCTATTTACCGGCGGTATTGAGGATATAGGATTGGCATTCGGCTTGCTGTTTGAGTCCAACCCTATCGGCTGGATCATCACTGGAGTTGCGGCCATCGCCATCGGAAGCTACGAGATATACAAACACTGGGAAGACATCAAGGATGCTATCGAAGGCGCAGCATCGGCAGTTAGTAGTTTTTTCCATGTGGCAACTTTCAAAGATTGGGGCCGTATACTCGGAGATGTAGCCGGTGGAAACTTCGGCGCGGCCGGATTTGATTTTGGCATGACGGCAGCAAGGGGTGCATCGACATTATCTACTTCCGACAACTCCACATCGGCACCGCTAACGTATGCTCCAGTTGTCCATGTTCATGTCGGAGCTGGGGCAGATGGCGACCAGATAGGTAATGCAGTTGTCGGATCGCTTGATAACCACTGGGAAACCCTTGCGCAACAGTTAGCAGACCAAAGACATCAGGACGCGCGCCGCAGTTTTGGCAACCCGGCACTTGAGGGGGCACGCTAATGTTCGCATCTTTTGGTCCCATCTCATTTCAGCCTCTTGCGAGTCCTACCAAGCTGGAGATCGAGAAAAAGTACCACTACGAAGCACTCAACGTAATCGGTGCGCCTCCCATATTGCAGTGGATCTACGACAACTTGCGCCACGTTGAACTGTCGATCTACCTTCACAACTTCTGGTGCAAGCCACAGACGGCCATTGACGCCCTGACACAGCTTGCCGACTTCCACGTTCCGCAGCAGTTCGTCTTTGGGAACAAGAACATCCTCGGGACCTTCGTCATCTCGAACTACCGGCTAAAGCAGCGGTGGATGGCAGACGACGGCTCTGTAATCGCAGCGGAGATGGATCTTGAGCTAACCGAGTATGTCGCACCGTCCACACTCCAAAGCAACACCATGACGGTCGGGACCATCGGCAACTCGACAATCAACACCAATCCCCCAGGGCTCACCACTTCACAGAGCGCGGCAAAGGGATCAACGCTAGTCAAGTCCCCGGCATCAGCAGCTCCAAATAAACTTTTGCAAGCACTTAAAAAGTTCAACTCAGTATCTACCCAACTTCTAAGTGCGGGTAAATCCGTAAGCGCATCATGGACATCAGCGCTATCCACAGGTATTGATTCCCTGTTGAAGGAGACAAGTAGCTGGACAGGCGAAACAGTCACAACCGCCGCGATGAACAGTGCAGCTTTGGCCGTGACCAGCACAATATCAGGGATTATCAGTTCTCCGCCTTATGCCTCTATTTTGTCTGAGGCAAACGCCAATTCGACGTCTTTACTCGCATCGTTTGGGATCACCCGATACACCTCAATTGCGGCAAGTATCATTGCGAGGGCTGCCTAAATGCCGAATGTCGTGATACCAAACGGTGGAAGTGGAGTCCTGACAGCGTCACTCGTTACCACCTACGTCAACCCGTCCGCGCCGTCATCGGGAATCATCTACGTGTCCAAAGGGGAACGCTGGGATGCTATCGCGTATCGGATGTACGGAGACAGCACACAGATTGAGGACTTGATTCAGAACAATCCCGGCATTCCGATTGGCGACATCGTGGCGCAGGGAGTGCAGGTTTTTGTCCCGCTGATCACGCCAGCGACCAGCACAACCAGCAGCACGCCGTGGAACTAAATGAGTGCATCCGTTCAAATCCCGGCGTGGCAAATCAAGATCGGCGGCACTCAAGTCGCCGGCAACCTGCTGACTCATTCCCAGCACATCCACTACGACGAGGCGATTGGGGGCAAGGCAAATGTGCTGGAGATTCAGGTGGAGGACTCGGCGCGGGCGTGGGCGAACAGCCCTCCGAAGATTGGGACAGCGCTCAGCCTGTCAATTGGTTATCAAGGCCAGTCTCTCGTGGCCTGCGGGAACTTTGAAGTGGACGAGTGGGAGGCAGAGGGGCCACCAGACACGTTCCTAATTCGCGCCATCCAGGCCGGGGTGACTCACGCCATCAGGACGCCAAAATCAGTCGCCTACGAGGGCCAATCCCTCATCTCAATAGCAAATACCATCGCCAACCAGTACGGCATGAGCGTGGACTCCTCAGCGGTGAGTCCCGATGTACCCTACCAGCGCCTAACGCAGCGACTTGAGACAGACCTCGGTTTCCTGCACCGCATCGCCAACGCTCACAACTACGAATTCACGATCCGCGGCGATCAACTCGTCTTCTACAGCCGACCAGGGCTAGACGCGAAGAAAATCACGGACCTCAAAGACAAGAACGCGCAGTACATCTACAAGACCGACAATACGCGATTCAGGATTCACCAGCAGCACCACGGCGACAAGACCTACAAGAAGGCCGTGGTGATGTATTTCGACCCGCACTCGAAGAAGCTGCTCCAGGCAACGGCCAATGCGGCAGCCACAGCTACCCAAGGCGTTGATTTGGGTCTTCAGGACACTCTACTAGTCCGGGAACGGATAGAGAACGCACAGCAGGCCACTCTGCGCGCACAAGCCCATCTCCACGCCGCCAATATGCACGTCCTGAAGGGCGAGATGATCATCCCAGGCTCGATGGTCTACCGGGCCGGCAATCCGGTCATGCTCTCGGGGTTTGGCACGGCGATTGATTCGATAAAATGGATCATCAATGAGGGCAAGCATCGGCTGGACCGGAACGGCTACAAGACCTCATTGGAACTCAGGACCACGATAACCGGGGCAGCAACACAGTTTGCCTCAGATGACTACGGAGAGTGAGAAATGAAGACAACACAGATAGGAAACTTCACTTTTTACGATTTAGAACCTAGGAGTGTTTCGAATGAGACAGGCCAGAAGATGCAGTTGGTGCTGCTAGCCATTTTCGGATCTTGCGCTCTTGCTTTGATTTTGTTTTTGTAGGAGAGAGTAGATGCCAGACTCAGTACGAGGACCATACACGGAGCAGTTCCACCCGCCTTACAGGACGGGCATCGTCGCGCAGATTGAGTCTGTGCCGCCATACCGGGTGCGCGTGCAGTTTCCTGACCAGGCGAATGTCCTGTCATGGTGGCTGCCGGTCCAGGTCCCGAAGACACAGAATGACAAGTTCTTTTGGCAACCGGACATCGGCGAGCAGGTTTCCGTCGTCATGGATGAGTGGGACGAAAACGGCATCGTGACCGGCAGTGTCCCGTCACAGGTAGACTCGGCACCATCGGGACTCACTCCTTCAGACTTCTACATTCAGTTTGCAGATGGCACGATAATCCAATACAACCGCGTCACGTCTACGTTGAAGGTGAGCATCTGCCCGGCTGGAACCGCAACAATTCAGACCGCCGATAACCTTTCGAGCGTGACAGTGGGGGACGATAGCGTCACCGTTGACTCTTCAGATGTAGGGCTGACGGCAGAGATTGGCGAGATTGACCTGACTGGAGAGGTCTACACTGACCAGAACCTACATGTTGGCTCTGGGGCAACCGGGACATTTAGCACGTCAACCGGGCAAACTGTGACAGTGCAAGATGGAATAATCATCGACATTGAGTGAGGTAAAAATGAATACAGCCTACTTCCAATCGACGATCACCGAACTCAATAAAGCTGCGACGTACATCAACAAGTACACCGCATATGTGAACAAACAGATCTCGAGCATCGAATCTCAACCGTTGCCGAACGGTACGCTGGCGATTCCAGGAGTCCTATCACCGTGCGGACAACTTGCTCTTTTGGCAGTACAGGTAACTGAGAAGTTTGCGAAAATATCATCGAAAACCACACAGAACACAAACAAGGCCACTTCTGACATTGCCAAAATGCAAGCCAACATCATGACAGAGATGCAGGTATTAGAGTCATTGATGATTGTTCCGACAGACCTTCCCTCCGTTCTAACGTGGATACAGAAAGTCATCAACGCTTACGCGGGTCCATATGCCGCATACACTGGGCAACAACTTCAAATTGCGGAGCAAGAGGCCCTTTTAGTTGCTGCCGTGACAAGGCTGACGACGGCTATCGCAAATGCTACGCTTACATTGACTGAGGCCGTTGCGAATGCTCAGTCTAAACTAGGATGTGTGATCTAGATGGCAACGACTTTCCCATACGCGACCCTCACCAACATCCAGTCATCGAGTTGGGAGCTGATGCTCGACTCGACAGCGGGAGGCGGACCGGGATCAGGACTCGGACAAGTTTGCCAATCCTACGCGGATGTTCATCAATGCCTCAAGATAATCTTTTCGACAATCCCCGGAGAAGATCCATTCCGGCCGACATTTGGATGCGATCTGACGCAGTTCCTTGACCGCCCGCTCACCGCAGCAATTCCGGCCATCATCGGCGCCATCTCTGCGGCCATTGACGATTGGGAAACACGTATCACACTTGAGAGCGTCGATGTGGTAGCCAGCACAACGAACATCGGGACTCTCGATGTGACGATCAACTGGAAACCGGACATGGGATCGAGCAGTTCTACCACGACTACGATAGGCACAGAGAGCACGACAATATCTGTGGGAGGATCTTCCTAAATGCCGGTCATCGTCCCAAATCAATCGTTCCCTGCGGCCACCGGCACCCCTCAGACGGTTCCTGTTGACCTGCCTACGCCATCATTCGTCAACGACTCAGATGGGCTCGACTCAACGCTAGTCCTGAACGACATGGTGAGCAAGTTCGAGACAGATACCAGCAGAACCCTCTACCCGGCCCAGGTCGAGCAGTTGCTTATCAACCTCTACGCTTATCGAGAGATTCTGGTCCGGAACGCGATACAGTATTGCGGCCTTCAGAACCTGCTCGCGTTCGCCGTCTACCCGATGCTGGACTACCTCGGCGAGTATCTGGACTGCAATCGTCTCCCCGCGCAGTACGCCACGACGACGTTACAGTTCACCCTCACCGCGGCACAGTCATCCGACACCACGATAGCCTCCGGTACGCAGGTTGGCACCACTGATGGGCTCTACATCTTCGCCACGACGGCAGCGCTCACTATCTCCGCAGGGCAGACAGTCGGCACCGTGGCGGCGCAATGCACTACGGCAGGACTCAGCGGCAACGGCTACCTCGCCGGACAGGTCAGTGTCCTGATGGGTTCTTTCCCGCTTGTCTCTGCCGTCGCCAACACGACGACGACCGCCAACGGAACGGCGGGTGAGCCAGCCGGAACGACTGCTGGAGACAACCACTACCGCACACGCATCCAGGCGGCACCGAACAACCTCACGACGGCCGGCCCGTCTGGACAGTACCGATCTCTTGCACTTGACGTGAGTTCAACCATTGTTGACGCCCAAGTCCCGACAAACCCAACAACGCCAGGGACGGTGCAGGTCTACGTCCTGACAGGACCCGTAACGCAACCGTCTGCATCCCCAAACAGCGATGGCATCGCCTCTGGCACGCTGCTTTCCGCTGTTCAATCGGCTCTCAGTGCGCAGACCGTGCGTCCTCTTTGCGACACTGTTCTGGTTTCGGCTGTGACCGAAGTTGATTACACTGTTACCGGGGCGATCACGCTCTACGCCAATGCCAGTTACTCGACCATTTCCGCGGGTATCACTACGGCGGCGCAGAATCTTGCTCTTACTCTTGCCGCCAACATTGAGCAGGATATAGTCCTGAGCCAGTGGCAATCATCTCTCAGCGTGTCGGGGGTCTACGACATGCAACTGACACTTGCCGCGAACATCGGCGGTACACCACTCACGCCAACCTCGGACGGTAGCTTCTTGCTCACAGCGGGACAATGGGCGAATTGCACAGCGGTAAATCTTACCATCGTTATGGGCCCAAAGAACCAACCAGTAAGCTAGACTAAGGAGACTTCAGCATGAAACGACTCGCCGCACTGCTTTTCCTGATCAGTTCCACGCTTATGTTTGCTCAGACGCAAATTGATCCAACCTATCAGGTCGCATGGAACCTTCTGACTGGATCGGGTGCGCCAACGATCACCTGTACGCAAAATGGAAACTACACCGTCTATCCTTATGGCGCAGAGTGGGGACAGTCTTATCAGGACACGACGAATAATGTCGAGTACAAGTGTACGAATTCTGGTTGGGTGAAAAATCTTCCTACAACGGGCGGCACGCTGACCGGCGCACTCAACGGCACCAGCGCATCGTTCTCAGGCGCCGTCGCGGCTGGCACTGCGACACCAACGACTATAGGTTCGAACGGTGTTTTGTTAAATGGGGTTCCTGCTCTCCAGTCGCAGACATCACTCAATAACTACTACTCTGGTGGAGCGGGAAACCTGAATGGCACCGGCGTCAACAACACCGCGAATGGGATGTATGCGCTCTTCTCCAACACCACCGGCTCCGACAACACCGCGAATGGGTATACTGCGCTCTATGACAACACCACCGGCAACTCCAACATTGCCATTGGGCTTCAATCTGGCTGGTATCTTGCGGACGGCACGACAGGAAATATCAATTCGAGCAATTCAGTGTTTGAAGGAAACTTTACCAAAGCTGCTGCTGCCAGCGATACGAACGAGATTGTGATTGGCTATAGCGCAATCGGAGCAGGGAGCAACACAGCGGTTATCGGCAACAGCAGCGTAACCGATGTGTATCTAGGCTCAGCGTCGGCAAACGCTAGTCTACATGCGGGTGGAATCACGGATTCGGGGCTGACCACTGCTGGCTACGTGACCAATAACGCGTCTGGAGCACTTGGCACAGTCGCCACCATTCCGTACTCGGCTTTGTCAGGTACGGTTCCAACGTGGAACCAGAACACGACAGGCACAGCGGCTAATATCACGGCGACAAGAAACTCTACATTAACGACGCTGTCGGCGCTCTCACTGCCGTATAGTCAGTTGACTGGCACGCCATCTACTTCGACAACCGTGAATGGGCAGACCTGCACACTGGGCAGTTCGTGCACTGTTACCGCTTCGACTTCGGGCATTACGGTGGGCACGACCACGGTGAGCGGCAGCACGACTGGGCATGTGCTTTATAACAATGGAGGGACTCTAGGAGATATTGCAACGACCGGCAGCGGGAGTGTAGTGTTGTCTTCTACATTAGGAAGTTATCTTCCGCTGTCTGGTGGAACATTGACGGGAGGCTTGACGGGAACAACGGCAAATTTTACAGGTAACACTACTTTTGGGACATCAGGAGCGGGAAACACCATTGATTTGTATGGTACTGTAACTGTCAGGCCGCAAGCGGCGGCAACTTCGTTGACCAACTACAATAGTAACAACTTGTACATTGCGGGAAGCTATTACTCTACATCGACTAGCCAACCTATAAGTTCAGATTGGGAATTTACGAATATTGTAGGAAGTGGTTCATCTCCGACTTCTGTTTTAACCATAGCTAATGCAGATACGAACGAGACGCGTAGTATTTCGATGTTGTATCCAGTTACTGTCGCCAGCCTTTCCAACTCCAACGGCGTAGTAATTCCGTTAAGTACCACTGGTTACACTGGAAGCGGAAACGTGGTGTTGTCTTCTACGTTGGGAAGCTACCTTCCGCTGTCTGGTGGAAGTTTGACTGGAGCTTTAAGTGGCACTACTGCATCGTTTACTGACGCAGTAACGCTTGGCGGCACAATCTCAGCAATGGTCCACTACCTCGGATTTTCCGACATGAGTAATAGCGTGTATTCCTCATCTGCGGCAGTTAGTTGGTTACAAATTCCTGTAAATATGACTTTATATAGCACAGTAACTGCGGTAGGTGTATCTTGCACATCACAAGCAAGATTGCTTCATGCGGCGACGGCAAGTACGACATTTAATCTTGATTACAATGGTGTTAGCTTTGGCACTGTCACGTTTGCTGCATCGGCAAGTATTGGAACATTTAGCTGGTCTAGCGGCTTAAGTGTCGCTGCTGGAAATGCATACGAAGTTTATGCCCCATCTACGGCAGACGCAACGGCGGCAGGACTGTCTCTTACAATTTGCGCGACTTACTAAGGACAAAAATGAAAAGATTAATTACTATTATCCTACTGGTGCTTATATCAGTTGGTGCAAAAGCAACGTCTTACAATACAAGTACGACGCTAGTTGCCACCTCTTGCACTTCTGGGTCATCTAGTCCATGCGCTGCCTCTACAACATACTTGTGGTCCAGTCAGGTAGTTAGTGGTGCCATTACTGTATTTGTAACTTCTAGTGGATCGGTTTTTCACGGAGATGCTGGTGCTTATTTCAGTTTAGATAGTGGAGGTGGTTTCACTAATTTTAAGGAATGGAGTAGCACTTCTTGGTCTAGTGAAACCTATTCAGCGGTTATATCTATTTCAAATCTGTCAACGCTGCAAGTAAAGTTAAGCGTCGATGGCTACGCGGGTATCTATACATCAAGTATTACGCCTACGGCGATTTATGTGATCGCAACAGCTACAAGCGGCAGCACAGTAATTTGGTTTATGGGCGCAAATGGTCCAATCAAATTTGATTTTCCGCCTCCCTATGATGCGGAGCACAGGTTGGGCGAGATAGCCCATATGCTCATGCCCACAAGTTCAGTTAATTCAGGTACTCCAAAGTTTATCGCAAAGGTGCTCTAAAATGTTCTACAGTGGTTGCGAAATGATCAAGGAAAAGCCAATACGCGCTAAGGGACAAGACATCCGTACTTTGCCCACTTATACGATTCCAGAGGCTGCGGTTTTCCTTGCTGTCAATCAGAGGACTCTTTTTTCGTGGTACAAAGGCGATGAACCAATTTTAAAAGCCA